GGCGTGCCGTCCATGACCCTGATTAAGGGCGACTGGGCCCAGCTTCGTTTGGATATTCCGTCTTACCAAGAGCACGACGCGTGGGTGGTCAGTGTGCACACACCCAAGTCAACCAATCGCGAGGTGCAAGCTGCGTACGATGCCGGCCCAGTGGTGGGCTATGAATCCGTGGCCGCTTTAACCGATGTAACTTTTGGCATGAACCAAAAAGCCGCAGCCAAGATCGCCACTGGCTCGGCCAAAGGCACCATTGCCACCATGCTGGGCAAGTGGAACCCAATCAGCAAAGCAGACGCCAAGGCCCGGGCCGAAGCAGCCATGAAGGACCCGGCTTGGACTCAGGTCGGCATGGACCCCTTCCGCCACAGCTACTTCTACGACCGGGACAGCATGCGCCCGGTGCTTAGCGCAGACGAAGTAATCCAGATCGGCCCCCTTGTCTTGGCCAAGAACGTGAAGTTTGGCACCGACACCGACATCACTGGTGCGCCTATCGCCTTCAGCGCCAAGCAGGACATCAACGCCAAACTTGAGCAAAAGATCTTTTCTGATTTTGATGGGGCTGTTAAAGAATACAGCGAAATCGACGGCACCAAAAACGGGCGTTTGTTGGACACCGATTTAGCCCGCCAACTTTCCCCTGAATATCAGGCTGACCGCACATTGGCGCCCCAAGTGCACGAAGCATCTAGCGCGTTTACCCAAGCCATGTTTGAAAAGCGCATGGACGAAATGCGTTCGCGCCCCGGCGGGCTGGTCCTGTTTATGGCCGGCGGTGGCGGAGCCGGCAAATCCAGCGCCGAGACTTTGTTGGTCGATTCTTTTGACCGGGCCAACACCATTGTCGACGGGACGTTGTCCGGATACGACAAAGCAAAAAGAAACGTGCAATTGGCCCTCGATTCTGGCCAAGCTGTTATGATTGCTTATGTGTATCGGGAGCCTGTAGATGCTCTAAAAAATGGCGTTTTTAAACGGGCTATGGACCCCAAGAATGGGCGCACTGTAGCGTTGGACGCCGTGGTCAAAGGCCATGCTGGATCGAACGAAGTTGTTCGGAAATTGCAAAAAGATTTTGCAGGCAACGACTTATTTCAGATCATGGCTGTTGACAACAGCAAGGGCCTTGGCAACTTTGAGATTGTCCCTCTTGAAGATATCCCGGTAGTCAGCAATGAGGGACTGAAGGAGAAACTTCAAAATGCAACCGATGAAGAATACAAAAATGGACGGATCAGCAAGGCCGTCTACGAATCGACCACCCGTGGTTTTAACGCCCGCCCAGAGGGCCGAGGCCAAGGCCAAGCTACTGGCAACCAGCCGCGCACTCGAGGCGAAAGCCAAGCAGGGAATGAGCCTAGCGGGCCAGTCAACAAGGTAGCCGCCAAGCAATTGGCCAGCGACCCGGCCCTTGAGCGCTGGGCCCAGTCAATTTTTAACCGTCGCGGCAACATCACTGAATCAAAAATCCTAGCCGACAAATTGCCTCACCCGGCTTTGGCCATGGGGATCAGCCCCGCCTTCGGGGAAAACCAAAAGCTGGTGCTCGATGGCCACGCGTTGGACCATGCTGCCAAGCACGTCGAAGACGGCATCACTGCGCAGATAATTGGCCAGCTACCGGCGGCCCTTAAAAATCCCCGCATGGTGACGTTCCAAGGCCCGGGCCAAGCGCTTGTTATGCTGCCCTTGCGTGCCGCGACAGGCGCACCCATTGTGGTTGCTTTGAAAAAGGAAGAGATCAAAGGCGGCGGGCAAGTACTGAAGGTCACCCGGTTTGCCACCACCTACCCGCTCGACAATTCCGCCGCATATTTGGTGCGCGAAATAAGAAAAGGCAACCGGGTGTGGTTGCCTTTGGAAGAGGTTTCACGGCTTCGTGATTTACTTGGAAGGCTCAATGCCACACAAGGTACCGGCCAAGGCCAGCAGCTCACCAAAACACTGGCGCTCCCTCTTTCAAGGGGTGGCAACCAAGCCATGAAGAACTTTAGTGTACTCTCAAATGATGCACTTGACAAGAAACAAAACAACGAAAAGGGTTGGGAAAAAACAACAGAAACCATTGCCATCCCAGACAACGCTGAAAAACAATTGGCCAACGTGGCCTTTAGCCGACGCCAAACGGACACCCCTGCTTTTGAGCGTTGGTTTGGCGATAGCAAGGTGGTGGATAAGAACGGCGATCCGTTGGTGGTGTACCGAGGAGCCTATGACCCGGTCAAAGACGGGACTTTCTTCAGCTCAAAACCTGAAACGGCTAACGCCTATGCCGCTGGAGAAGGTGGTTTTGTTGAACCCGTTTACATGCGTTTGCTTAATCCGCTGGAAGTTGATGCCAAGGGCGGAACGCAAATGTCGATGCCTTACAAAGGCATGAATGTGGGCATGACCTACTTGTTGAAAGAAGCAAAGAAAGAAGGTCACGACGGCGTCATTGTGCGCAATGTTGAAGACATTGTGGAAGACAACGGAACGACTGTCTATTACGTTTCTCTGGGCAAAAAAGCCCAAACCAAATCGGCCATTGGTAACACCGGTGAGTTTGGCGAAACGAACGACATCCGGTTTGCCAAGCGCCAGCCGGTTGGCAAAGAGACCGAGGGCTGGATCCTCAGCCGTGACGCGACCGGTCGTTTCCGCTTCGGTGCTGGCGCCAAGGCCTACCGTCTGGTGGCGGACGTGGCCAGCACTCTTCTCGACAAGATCGGCGCAGCGCCCGTCAGCCCTGAGCTAAGCCGCGCCCTGCGCAAAATGAAAACCGAGATCAGCAAGGCCCAAGACTTGACAGTCGAAGTGGCCAAGAACCTGAAAGAGTTGACAGAGCAAGAACGGGCCATGGTCAGCGACGTAATCGAGGGCGAACTGCGTGCCGGCATCCGCCCGCCCAAGCGTGTGCTGGAGATCGCCGCATCGATGCAGGCCATCATGTCAGAGCAAAGCGCCGAACTGGTGCGCCTTGGCATGCTAACGCCCGGCGCTGCCGGTCGCTGGGACGGCAAGTACCTGCCACGTTTTTACGAATCCAAGATTGGCGACGAAGCCAAAGCGTGGATGAAAGCGGTAAAGGGTCTGCTTGGCCGCCAGCGCGTTATGCAAGGCATCACCGGCAACAGCCTCAAAGCACGCGGCATGTTTGAGAACGTGCCCGTGGCCGACATGCAAGATTGGATTGCCCAAGGTTGGGAGAAACGGGACGATACGTTTGACCCAGCGGTCGATGACACCGTGACCATGTGGCGCGACTACAACCGCAAAGAGCGGGACGACATGGGCGAGATCCGCGATGCCATGTTCCGCTTTGTAATGGGGTACAACAAATCCCAGCGCGACCTAGCCCTTGGCCGCTTGTATGAAAACCTTGCAGCTACCCAAGCAAGCCGGGTGGAAAAGCCCGGTTACGTTAAGGTCCCGTCTTCAACAATCGAGGACACCGCTTACGTCCGCCGGTACGGCAAGCTTGCTGGCAAGTGGGTGCCAAAAGAAGTCATGGACCAGCTCAGCACGTTTGACTCGTCGATGCAAAACGATCTCTTGAAGATGTATCTCAAAGGCCTGTCGATGTGGAAAGAAGGCAAGACGGTTTTGAACCCAGTCTCCCACGCCAACAACGTCATGTCCAACTTGACCATGGCTCACTTCGCCGGCGTGTCCTACTGGGATGCGCATAAATATGCTGGTGCTATTTACGATCTGGTCAAGGGCACCAGCATGGTCGATGAGGCCAAGGAAGCCGGGCTATTTGGCGGCACGTTTAATCGCACCGAGTTGCTGGAACAATTGCCTGACCAGTTAAAAGCCATGGCCCAGATGACCGAGTCCAAGGCTGGCATGGCGGTGGACCGCACTTGGAACGCGTTGTCGTTTTTCCTGCGCAAACCGGCGGGCAAAGCGTACGAAGCAGAAGACTTGTTTTTCCGGTACCTGATCTACCGCGACGCCCGTAAAAATGGCATGAGCATAGATGACGCGGTCGACTGGTCGCAAGAGTTTATTTTCACCTACGACGACCTGCCCAAAGGCGCTCGGATGGCACGCGATTTTGCGTTGCCGTTTTTTAGCTACACGTACAAGGTCGTGCCGGTGCTGGCGCGTACCCTGTTGGAGCACCCTGTGCGCTATGCGGCGCCGGCCCTCGCGTTGTACACCATTAACGCGTACATGTACGCCTTGGCGGCCAGCCTTGGCGGCGGGGCGGACGAAGACTGGTGGACTACCATCCGGCGTTACGCGACCGATCCAGAATTTCGTGACCGTGCGCGTGCCATTGAAAAACAAGAGCGCGAGAATTTGCCGCCGTGGATGAAGGGGGCAAGCGCTACCTTGGCCACGCCCAAAGCTATTCGCCTTGGCATGGACGACGTTACCAATTTGCCTGTGTTCCTTGATATCAGCCGAGTGTTTCCGGGCGGGGATTTATTGGACGCCAGTGCAAACGCCGGCGGCGTGCCTATCCTCCAACCAATTACGCCTAGCAATCCTATCCTTAACATTGTCGGCGCCATGGTCTGGAATAAAGACGCCTTTACTGGCAAAGACGTGGTTGACAGCAACGATACCAGCGCAGAGGCTGCGGCCAAGCGCGGAGCATGGCTGTGGAAACAGCTTACCCCGGCGATCGCGATCGGCAACTACCACTGGGACCGGGCGATGAATGTCTTGGCCAACACCACTGGAAACGACGTGTTTGGTTACACCGGCGTTGGCAAAGACGGCCTGCCGGTGCAGCCCGGTTATGCGGCCATGCAAACCGTGGGCATCAAAGCCCGGCCAATTGATTTGGAACTGTCTGAAAAGATCAGCAATTCACAACGCAAAAAATTGATCACTGACCTTAGCGCAGAAATCAAACGAATCGACCGGCTGGAGCAGAAGGGCGCGATCACTTCCAAGAATGCTGAGGCCGAGCGCGAACTGCAAAAAACCAAGAGGCAGCGTTTGCGCGAAGGCCTTACCGTAGAAGGCGAAGAGAAAAATTAACTTTCGGGGTGAGGGCAATTTTCAGGCGGTACGACTACACACCATACCGCGCTCCATTTGCCCGGCCCTTTGCCTACTTTAGGGGCCCACCGGTCGATGTAAGCATCAGGCATTTTTTCTAGGCTACGCCCGGCATTGGTGTAGTTCATGTTGAGGTAGCCGGATACCTCCAATAGCGTAAGGCCATCGGGATATCTTTTTAATAGCTGGCGTATCCGGTCTTGTGGCGGCGTGTTCATTTAATACCCCTGCATTTCTTTCAGCTTGGCCAAGTAATGCTGGGCCTTGCCCACGTCGTCGCTGTTTTGCTTCTTACCTTGGCGCATGCTGTACTTAATTACGTTGCCCTTGAGGAAGCCAATAAACTCTTCCGTTGTAAGCACCGCTTCCATAACGGCCCACGGTTGGACAGGCATGTCCTTGTAGTGGGTCCCGCCCACCTGCATTTCGTCTGCTTTCATGCTTGTCTCCTGTTGTTTTTTAGCAACATCTGATTGTCACACATGACCCATAAATGAGTCGTAAGATAGGTTTGCGGAGCGTTTCCGCACCATTTTACTAAGGGGAATATCATGGATTTTAAATTGGTAATTGATCTGGGTTGGGGTGAAAGTGTTGAGTACAAAACATCTGATTTTTGGAAGACCGTTGCAATGGTTGGGTTTGTTGAGCGCATGGAAGGCATCGACGACGACGTAGCTGAAGAGGACGACGAAGACTACTCTTATGACGAAGAAGGCAATGCGTACTGGTTTGATGAAGAAAATGAAGTTTGGTACATGTACGACGAAGACGAAGACGATTGGTTTGAAGTTGACCTTGAGGAAACCGAAGAAGAGGAAGAAGTCGCTGAGTAAATTTACTCATTACAGTGAGTAATCTAAGGGGGCTTCGGCCCCCTTTCTTTCATCATAATGGTGAATCCGGTGGCAGTTGGCACAAAAGACAATGCACTTCTCCGCCTCCGCATAGGCCTTGGTGTACTTTCCATCTTTTACTAATTCGTTCACGCCGTATTTTTTTGTACCGGGGGGATGATGGAAATCTATAACGGCGGGGTGTGATATCCCACATCGGGTGCACGTCAAGGTTGATTTGAACGCGTTCCATTTTTCCTTACCTTCCTTCCTCGTCTTTTTTACCCTTGTTTTTTGAGCCGCACTGTTGGCGGCGTAATGCTTAGCCGAATATTCCTTGGCTTTTTCCTTGCGTTTAGCGGGGTCCTTGTACGGCATCCTCGCATTTTATTCGGCCCGTGTTACATTTTCCTCAATATCATAAAACCAATCATCGCCTGCCGACCATTTGCGCGTGCCGTCTACGGTCCACAATCTTTGCGCCGCTTGAAAATCCGGAAACTTTGTTTTAGCAGGAACTAACGATTGGTCATACCACAAGCAACGGTTGTTTGGTTGTGTAGCAAACTGCCCATTGTCCAATTGGATAAAGTTAAAGCTTTTGTGCTCTTCGGCCGTCTCAGTAAACCCGGTGTCTAAGTCCATTCCATCAGCGCAAAAATCCACGGTAAACAAGTATCGGCCAAAATGCCACTCTTTGTTTTTGCCCAAAAACTTTACGCCAAGGTTACGCAAACCGATCTTCTCAACAATCGTAAACCTGTAACCCATGCAGTCCCACAATTGCAGCGTGTCGATTGGCAAGTTGTCCGCGTCTTTGTGCCAGACGTAAGCGTGCAAAGGAAGTTTGTCATACAAAGCGCCATAGGCCGGCAACAGCGACTCAATGCGAAACACTTGGCCACGCAAAGCTTTAAGACTGACCCAAATGGCCGGCTCCAATTCGCCGTGACCCTTGTGGTCGTTGTACAAAAACTCTCGCTTCACAAAGCATTTAATTGGCGGCAACGATGCAACGATGTAGCTCATGTGTTTTTATCCTTGAGCTTGGCTTCAACCATTTCAATTAAATTGCTTGGTGTTCGGCAATTGTTATAAAGCCACTGTGCTTCCTCATCCGTCAGCCCCACCCAAGGGCGCGTGTAGGTTTGGATGTCATCGTCATCTTCCAACTTGGCTTGCGCTGCTGCTTTCTTTGATGCGTAGCCTGTCATTTCAACACCACCGCTGCAACAATCATAGCCAGCCCCAACATCACAATCAGCCAAGCTATAAGGCCTTTAAGCTGTTGTACAAAAAGGGCGTAGTCGCTGGCCTCGGGCTCGTCAAACTCCCAGTCCAATTGCTTGCGTTCCATATAAGCTTTATCTTGAGGCAACATCTGGCTCCCCTTTGATTGCGTAGTATTTATTCAAGAACAACTCGGCAGCCACCAAAGGTTTGTCGTAGGCGCCATCGAGGCCATTGGTTTGGCGGTAAGCTTTGGCCAGATCTTCCAGCACCTTCACCGCGTTTTCAAATGTCAGTATCATCAGTCGGTTTCCTTCATGTAGTATTGAGTCTCAAAGCCGTCACCTCTGAGCGGTAAGCCCGGTGCCCAAGGGATCGGCTGTCCCATAATCTCTTCTGCTTCTTTCAACGCCCCGCCCTGCATCTCCATAATAATTTCGTCGTGAACCGTGGCCAACTGGGTATACCCTGCCTCGTCCAAAGCCAACATGGACTCGCGCAGACAGTCACGCGCCACGGCTTGGGTGATGTTCTCCACCAGCTTGCCGCCGTACGTGGCCAACCGAGTCCACTGTTTTGTTTTCTGGTCCTGCCCCTCATACGTCAACGACCCGGCCCGGGCCACTACGTACGACCCGCCGTCTGACGTTTCGCGCACCAAATCCTCGGCCTCTATCCGGGGCTTAACGTAGAACAGCTTGCGCTTGCTTGGCAATTGGATTGTCAAGAACCCGCCCTCGTAAGCAAACACCAAGCTAGTGCGTTTGCCTGCGATCGGCAGGACCACGCTGGTCTTTTGGAGAACCGCTTTCTTGGCCGCGTTCTCGCACGCATACCAGAACTGGACAATCTCCGGGTTGGCCGCACGCCACGCGTCCTTGATAGGCTCAAGCTCGTCCTCTGTCAGGCCCATCTCCAGTGCGCCCATAGTCTTGAGTGCGCCGGCCCCGCCTTGGTATCCCAAGGCAAGCTCAGATATCTTGCCCTTCTGCCGGTAAGGCGACTTCTTGGTAACGCTGCCTGCCGGTAAGCTGAACATCTGCTCCGCGCTGGCCTCGTAAATCTTGCCATGCGTTTTAAACACATCAAGGCGCCACTCACACCATGCCATCCAAGCGATTACACGGGCCTCAATTGCGCTGAAATCGACGATGATGTACCTGCACCCCTCCCGGGCCACGAACGCGGTCCTAATGAGCTGTGAGAGGGTGTCAGGCACGCTGCCAAACATCAACTCTAGGGTCTCATAATCGCGTGCTCTCAGCAGTCTGCGTGCTGCATCGATGTCTTGCAGTTTGTTCTGGGGTAGGTTCTGCACCTGCACCAGACGGCCGGCCCAGCGCCCGGTCCGATTGGCGCCATAGAACTGGGTCAGCCCACGGACCGCGTCGTCCCGATCGCTCATGGCCCGCAGCATTGCGTGGTACTTGGACACGCTGGTCTTGGCCATCTCCTGCCTGATCTCAAGTACGCGGGAAATAATCTCGTCGGATGAGTCGCCCAACAACTTGGCCACGGTTTTCTTTGTCACGTTGGTGATCGTCGTGTCTTCCATCTCGATGTTCAGCCAGTCCATCAACTGGTCACGTGAGTTAGGGTTGTCTAATCCGGTGAGCTTCACTGCCTCGGTCGTCAAACGCTCTTTAATCATGGCATCGCATTCAATGGCAGCCTCGACCAAAGCGCGGTCTACTTTAATGCCGGTGTTCATCATGCGCTGGTCTAAGTGCCAGAGCTTCCACTCGATGTCCGGCACCGGGAACTTATCGATCCGCTCGGCAACGGCGTGCTCAGACTCCACGTCGCGCCCGCAGTAGTCCACGAACAACTGCCACTTGGCCACGTCATGCCGGGGCAAGTTACGCGTGCGCCCACCATTGGCCTTGGTCGGCTTACAGGGCAGGCAAAAGTAACGTATGAGTGACCAACCGATCGACAGCTTTTGCTTGTCGTCGGCCAGACCCACGACCTTGCCAACGTCACCTAGGCTGCCGGGCAGGCCTAGGTACAAGGCATGCACGCTGGTGCAACGCCACTGCGTCACATCCAACTGGCGCCGGAAGTGCTTGCTTAGGCAAGCAAGTTCAAACGCCGCGTTGTACGCGGTCTTGATAATCTTGGGGTCGTCCAATGCTGCAACGATGTGCTCGGGCAGCTTCTGCCCTTGGGCCAGATCGATGACGCACACTTGGCCATTGCCCCACTTAAATCCAAACAACATCACCTCAAAGCTATCGCTCTGGACGTACTTGTGCACGCCGCACTTTTTCAAGTCGACATCACTGTATGTCTCAAGGTCAATTCGTAGTGTGGTCATTCGGCAGGTCTCGTGTCTATAAATACCGGGGTAAGGTCCCCAAGCCAAGCACCGACGGTGTTGAACTCAAAAAATTCTTCCGCGTCTTCGCGTGACATATCCCGGGCGTAGATGTCTATCACCCGGGACCGGTCGTAAGCAACAACCGGGGCCATGCCAAAGCGTTCGGCAACACCCAAAATCGCTTCGTCAAAAATACGCGGCTCCAAGAAAATTAACTCCTCGTACATCTCAACTAAACGATCTCGGGTTGTCATTACTTTACTCCTCGCCCACGACGTGGGCCTCGTCCGGCTGCATTTGATACATCGCTTGGCCTTGGATCTCTTGGATCAAAGGCGCGGCCTGTTCGTAAGGCAGTTTGGACAGGGCGGTGAGGACTAGGTCAACACCGGCGGGGACCATCTCGATGGTCAGGATTTTTGGTTTATCCATTTTGGTCTTTCGTTAAGCTAAGAAATCGTCTTCAACAGCAGTGAAATCATCTGCTGCATTGGACCCGCTGCCGCCCAAGGGTGCCCCCTCGGAAAGCTTTTGCACGTTGTTCAAGTAGAACTTGATGCCCTTGTTCCCGTCCACGTTGTAAGCGGCTGGGATCATGCTGATGCGGCCATAGCAGCCGCTGTACACGTCGTTCTTGTCAATCACGTCGTCCATTTTTGCGTCTACAACTTTGGGCTTGTTGTACGTGTTTGCGTTCACAAAGTAATGACCCTTGTATTCGGGGTACTTCTCGGTGTCGCGCTCCTCATCTCCGTCACGCAAGGGCAATTTGAAACTGCCCAAGAACTTGGAACCCCAGATCGCAACCGCTTTCGGGTCGGTCTTAAATTTATCAAGAGTCGCTTTGATCTTATCAAGTGTCTCTTTGTCCGATTTGGGGATTAGGATCATTACAGAATAAGAACCCTTTTCGTCGGGTGCAAACAGGTTCTTGGTGAAGGAAAGGCGTACCTTGCCGGTGATAACTTTCAGGTCTGTAGTCATGGTTTTGTCCTTTAGACTGGTTTAGAAAAATCGTCGGATGCCGACGAAGTAATTGCTGGCCTCTTGTCCTCTTCAGGTACCAGCGTTGGTTTACCTGCTGGCTTGACGACTAGGTCGCCCAGTAGCTCGGTGAACTTCTTTTTGCCAAGCGCTTCTGTCATGGCTGTAATGCCCAACAGGTTGCGCTCGTACATGATTGCTTCAGGGATGCCCGCTTCTTTAAGCTTGGCAGCCACGTCGTCTTGGTTTGCGTATTTGCGATTGGCCCGGCCCTCGACCAGCTTAAAGCCGGGCACGACGGTGCCGTGCTTTGTCGCTTGCTCCAGCGCGTAGGCCTTCAAGTCGGTGAACCAGTCGATTACCACGTCAGCATTTGGAAGCAACTGGGCGATGCGGTCCATCGACAAGGTATTCACTGCCGGCGGCATGGGCTGGGAGAACTCGACCTTGGCGATGGCAAGCGCGGCCTCGGCTCTGGCCGGGCATGTAAACCGGGCCTTGCAAAAGTTGTCCTTGCAGTGTTCGCCGGCCACGTACTCACCCTCACCGTCCCAAGCAAGCTTGGCCGCAGGCACCACTTTCGTCTCGGCCCACGCCAGCAGATCCCCAATCTCCAAGATCTCGCTGCTGTAGTTGCTAAGCCGGGGCTGGAGCACCGTCATGCGCACCAGCTTGATGTCGTACAGGTGGCTCAGCTCGTTGTACGCGCCAAGGCCATACAGACGCATCTGGCTGTTGTTGACAGCGTCCACGTAGATGCCCTTGCCGTACTTCAAATCAAGCACCTCGACAAAGCCATCGGTGATGATCACAAAATCGCCAGTGCCAAAGCCCTCCTGCACCCAGCGGCTGAAGTCCAGACGGCGCTCGATGTAAAACACCGGGTCCTTGCACCGCTCCCGGGCTTCCTTGATCCGCTCGATGCAGTAGTCCACCGCGTTGGACACGTGGTCGCGCAGGGCCGGGCTGTCATGGTGCATCAACTCAGTTGGCAATGGGTTGACCGGGCGGCCCAAGTAATTGCACAGCATCTGCTCAAACACAGCGTGGGCAAAGGTGCCCTCGCGGGCAAACTCGCTGCCCTCGTCGGGGAACTGCTCCTCCAAGCGTGCGCTGGGGGTGCACGTCATCCACTTCTCAGAACCACTGGCGCTGAGTTTGGCGTGTGCTGTCATAGCTGGGCTCCGGGCAGGATGATGTGGCTGGACTTGACCGGCTCGTCCGGCGTCTGCGCCCACTTGATGGCAGATGACATGATGTGGCCAGCATGCCGCTGCAAGTACAGGCCGATGATCTCTGCGGTGGTGAACACCGCTTTGTCTGCGGTGATCTCCGGCTCAACGGTGCCTTGCATGGTGACCTCGTCGCCTTGGTCTTCGATGATGAGTGTTACTTAGCCATTACAGGGTCTCACAGCAGTTAGGATTTCAGCGTACCGGTCTTGCGGCACGACGGTCAGGTTGGCAAAGCCGCGTGAGGCCAGTAACTCCTTGGCCTGTGCGCCCTTGCCGGCTTCTTTCAACGCAATCAGCTTGGCCCGCACTTCGACCAGTGTCGGTGCGGCCGGTGCTTCGACGGCCGGGGCTTCGACGGCCGGGACTTCAGCCTTCTTGGCACGGCGCGGCGCCTTGGGCGCTTCGTCCTCAACGGGCGGAGCATCTGTTGTGGAGGGCGTGGCGCGAAAGTAGGCCATCATGGCTTGGGCAAGGGCGGCAACTTGCTGCTCGCTCTCTGGGGAAAATGTGACTGTGATCATGATTTGCTTTCAAAATATTTAGTGAGATCGTGGTGGGGGAAATTGGCTGCCCAGTATTTCTCGACATACTGGCTTGTGGTCATGTCCTGACCGTTCTTAGGGTAAACCCTAGGGTCGGGTTTGCGTAGCTCGGCCCGGCGCTTGGCCATCATCTTGCGGATAGCGTCGCTCATTTGTCGGCTCCGATGTAGGTGGTCAGACGGGTGATCCGGTCGTTGTGGTACGCGACCATGTGCTTGGCGTACTCGGCTGCGCTTTGCGCCTCGAGCATGTCGCGCTTGGCTTCCTCAAGCTCACGTACTGCAAGCTCGGTGGCCGTGGGTGTCTTGAGCATTGTCAAGAATCGGTGGCGGATTGTGTCCATTTCGGTCCTTTCGTGGTTTAGCTGGTTTAGAAGGTTCGATGATAGCACTGCTTTCGGCGGGCAATGCAAATATTTTTTTCTTCCTGTTGCATGTAAACAACGCTATCATCGCGTACTATGACTACCACTGAAATTGTTCGCCTCTTCGGGGGCCCCGTTAAGCTAGGCCGCATGCTGGGCATTCGCTCACAGGCGGTGTCCCTATGGTGCCGTAAGGGCAGGATCCCCTTGGCAAGAGTGCTCCAGTTGGAGAGACTTGCCTCTCAGGCGGACCTGCCTGTAAGGGCTGAGCAGATGAGGCCGGACATAGATTGGAGCCGGTAATGGTCGAGCTAAGATTGGCCCTCACTCTGCAAGCTATGGAGGCCATAGCGCACGGCGCCGAGCTGGTGCTCGACGTAGCGGATGATGATGTCAGGGTGTTCATTCGTTGCGATGACGCAACAGTGAGCGCGTTCCAGACACAGGTGCAGCGTGCGCTTTTGCACATGCTCCCGGTAGGCGATCTACCACATTAAACCGAGCTGGCCGGATGCCAGTGTGATATCAGGAGATCGATATGAGCGCAAGAATTGCGTACTACACCGACCTTCTCGACGACTGCGTCACTGCGGTCAAAGAGGTGGGTCTCGAAGAACAGTACTGGGCACCGGTCATCGCCGCGCTGATCCAGTCAGACAGCTACAACGGCCTGCGCAAGGCAGTGTTGCAACCACAGGTAGCCATACCTCCACGGGGTGAGGCTAAATGACCCGCCCATCATCACTACCAGTAAAAATCCAACACATCCCAAACGAACTTAAGACGAAGGACAACTGGGTCCTTTGGAAGTACGTGGAGAAGACCAAGCCCAACGGAGAGAAGGTCTGGACCAAAGCCCCGTTCTCAGCCAAGGGCGGCATGGCCAGCTCGACCAACTCAGACACATGGTGCTCGTTCGATGAGGCATGCGACGAGTACTTGATGGGCGACTACGACGGCATCGGCCTCACCCTTGGCGGCCCGCTGCACGGCATCGACCTAGACGACTGCCGCGACCCGGTGACCGGGCTGCTGTCGGACCTTGCTCAGGAGGCGCTTGCCCGGGTGGAGGGGTACGCTGAGATCTCGCCGTCAGGCACCGGGATCAAGATGTTCACCCAGACCAACCTTGACGGCAGCCGCACCAAGAAGGGTGTCGAGCTTTACAAGGACGGCCGCTACTTCGCGGTCACCGGCCACGCCATCAACGGACACGACGGCATGCCCGTCCTGCCACAGGACTTAGGCTGGCTGGTCGAGCGTGTGTGGGGCGAGGGCCTGAGCACGGTGTCAGGCGACGCGTTTGAGAACCTCAAAGGCTCACTGGACGGGTGGGACCTAGACCGCGTCGTCGACGAAGTGCTGGTGCATCTGGACCCCGACTCCGGCTACGGTGAGTGGCTCAAGGTCGGCGCGGCCATGCACCACCAAGGCTCTGGTGATGGGGAGTGGCTCGACGCTTGGGACAACTGGAGCAGCGGCTCTGGCAAGTGGGTCGAGGGCTACTGCGCACAGAAGTGGGACAGCTTTAGCCAGCAGCGGGCCGGCGGCCGTGGCGCGGTCACGTTGGCATCGCTCCTGCACCTGACCAAGGACAAGCGGTCCGTGGCCAAGCTCAACAAGAGGGATGAGGCGATGAAGATCGTGATGGACATGGTCGACAAGTGCACAGACGTGCGCCATCTCCAAGAGAAGATTGCCGCCGGCGTTGCCCACACGCCAGAGATATCGGACGTTGAACGCGAACAGATAGCCACCGCTATCCAGACCAAGGCCAAGGACTTGGGCACCAAGCTCCCGCTGGCAACGGTCAGGGGGTGGGTTCGGGCACGGGTCCGGGTCTCGGGCGGGTTTGTCAACCTGAACGACGACGGGTACCCGCTGT